CTGGGCTCTTTTACCTCTCAAAATGGCACAATAGTCCACTATCGAGACAAATCGGACACTACGGCAGTTGATGGGGTTGAATCGTGAGCAATCTGGACTTATCGGGAATAAGGGGTGTTACAGAACCCCGAATTCACTCAAAACTCAACGAATTACCCTCTCGCGGTCAGGAAATGATTGATTTCTGTAAGGAAATCGGCACACCGCTGCTTCCGTGGCAGGAATTCGTAGCAATCCATAGCCTGAAGGTCAAAGAGGACGGCAGGTGGGCTCATCCGCTCAACGGACTTCTCATCGCTAGGCAGTCCGGTAAAACGACGTTCATGATCCTGCGCATTCTCGCCGGTGCGATGCTCTTTGGCGACGATCTCCAGATCGGAACCGCTCACACAATTTCGACTGCTCGAGAAGCATTCAAACGGCTGGTCGATATGGTCGAAGGTTCCAAACTCGCCGGGGAAGTCAAAAAGATTCGATGGGCGAACGGTGAGCAGGAAATCCAGTTCATGAATGGAGCCCGATACATCTATCGAGCCAGCAATAACGCGACACGCGGTATCTCAAAACCCGAAGCCATCCACCTCGACGAGTTACGCGAATACAAGAACGAAGCAACGTGGGCTTCGATTCGATATACCCTCCAAGCAGCCCGAAACCCTCAGACGTGGATCTACTCAAACGCCGGTGACGCATCCTCGGTGATCCTGAACAACCTACGCGATCGGGCTTTGGCATCGCTCAACTCAGACGACGACACGATTGGGTGGTGGGAGTATTCAGCCCACCCAGACACGCCGATAGACGGATCGTTGAAAATGTGGGAAGGTTTGGCGCAGGCGAATCCATCGCTCGGTTACACGATCCATCCAGATAACCTCAAAATGGCTTTGAGTGACCCACCCGACACAATTCGAACCGAAATGCTTTGCCAATGGGTTGTTACCCTCAACGGCGCAATCGATCCTGATCAATGGACTCAATGCGCAGATCCGGAATTGACGCTAGACCCTGAGAAAACGACGTGGCTTGGGATTGACCTTTCGCCAGACCGCCGGGAAGCGGCTTTGGTCGCAGCTCAGAAGATCGAAGGCGATAAGTTCGTCATCATCCTGCTTCAGACATGGAAGAACGAGTTTGCTCTCGATGATCTGGCTTTGGCGAACGACATCGCGCCGTGGGTGCGCAAGTTCCAGACCGAAACCGTCGCTTACTCCAAGCAAACCGCATCGGCGGTCGCAGTCAGACTTATTCCGGCAGGCATCCCGGTTCATGACGTCGATGGCAACGATTATCAGCAAGCCTGCGACGAATGGGCAGGCGCGATCAACTCCGGGCGACTTCAGCACACCAATCAAGACACCTTGACCGAGCAGACTTTGGCAGCCGTGAAGTATCAGCGCGGAGATTCATCGTGGGTGATTGGACGCCGGGCATCAAGCGCGACCGTCTGCGCTGCCGTGGCTTCGGCTTTGGTCACTCACTTTGCCACCCGGATTGACGACGGCATCGACATAGTCGTAGGCTGAACCTGCTTGATCCGTGACGCGGTCAGATACCGCGTGGCTTGAATCCGGCGGTGGGGATACCGCCGGATTCTTTTATTGTTGGATATATGTGTTATGTTATGCCTACTCGGAAATGTTCAAGGGTGATAACCTCACCTTGTTTCGTTTCCCGGTCCAGAGAACCGCCTAGTCTTGCTGCTTGCTCCTAGGCGGTTTTCTTTATGTTTTATGTCCGTTATGCTAGACTTAATCCTCAATGGGCGTTTTATCCGATCTATTCGGTCAATCTAAGTCAGAAGAAGCCGTCGTTGACGTAGCTGCTTCGTTGGCTCCGTTTTACGTCAATCAAACCGCACTCAATATCGCAGGCGGCACGATTTCAGTTCCTCGCGCATCCGCTCTTTCAGTTCCAGCAGTTGCTCGCGCAAACGGAATCATTACGTCAGTCGTCGGATCATTACCGATTGAAAAATTCAATGACGCAACTGGCGAACGAATCCCAGTCGAGCGATCATTCAAGCAACCGGATCCGCGTGTTCCTGCTTCTTTGATTTATTCGTATCTCGCTCAAGACCTTTGGCTCTTTGGCGTTGCTTACGGTCAAGTTATGGACATGTATGCCGCATCGGATGGCGGTCGCGTTCGTCGTTGGACTCGCATCGATCCGACTTGGGTTTCAGTTCGCACCAATCCTCTTGGAACCGAAGTTATCGGATACACAGTCAACGGACTTGATGTCCCAATGTCCGGAGTCGGCTCCATCATCGCGTTTTACAATCTCGCAGACGCAGGACTTCTCAATCGTGCCGGTCGCACCGTTCGCGCGGCGATTGAACTTGAAAAAGCCGCAGAGATTTACGCAAAAGAACCGCTGCCGACGATGGTTCTCAAATCAACCGGAACTAATCTTCCATCCGAGCGAATCAAAGCACTTTTGGAATCGTGGAAGGTGTCGCGTCAAAATCGCGCAACCGCTTTCCTCAATGCTGACGTTGAACTTCAGGCTCTCGGCTTTGATCCTAAGCAACTTCAACTATCAGAAGCGCGTCAATACATCGCTCTTGAACTTGCCCGTCAATGCGGAATCCCGGCTTACTTCCTTAGCGCAGAATCTACGTCGATGACGTATTCAAACGCAACAAACGAGCGACGATCGCTTATCGATTTCTCACTTCGTCCAATTCTCACCGCAATCGAGTCACGCTTGAGCATGGATGACTTCACGCCAGCCGGAACTCACGTTCGTTTCGACCTTGATGATTTCCTTCGTGGAAATGCTTTGGAGCGAGCGCAGATTTATCAAATCCTATCCGGTATCGGTGCGATGAGCGTCGAAGAAATCAGGAAAGCAGAGGATCTCTTAGGATGAAGATCAATTACCCGATGACCATCACGGCAGCCGATGTCGAGTCTCGCACTCTTACCGGTCGAATCGTTACATGGGGCGAGGAAGGCAACACCTCAGCCGGACGCACCGTGTTCAGTAAAGATTCAATCGCATTCAACAAGAACGTCAAGTTACTTCTTGAGCATGAACTGACCCGACCAATCGGCAAAATGGTGAGCGCAGAAGTTACCGACACCGGCATCGAAGCCAAGTTCAAGATTTCCAACACATCCGCTGGATCTGATGCGCTCGTCGAAGCAGCTGAAGGATTACGCGATGGATTTAGCGTTGGAGTCAAACTCAATGAGTGGGCGAATCAAGACGGCGCGATGGTTATCTCATCCGCTAAGTTGATTGAGGTTTCCCTCGTCACCGAGCCGGCAATCGATTCAGCGCGTGTCGCTGAAGTCGCAGCAAGCGAAGAAGAAAACAAGGTTTCCGAGGAAGCAACCGTTTCCGAGGATCAAACAACAACCGAAGGAGAACAAGTGTCCGACACTACCGTTCCTGCTCCTGCCGTCGAAACGGTAGAAGCACAGGCGACAGAGGTTCAGGCTAAGTCTGCGCCAATGTTCACCGCTCCTCGCGTGAATCTCAACGTCACCGCAGGACAATACGCACTCGCACAGGTGCGAGCAGCACAAGGCGACACCGATGCTCGCGACCTTGTCGCATCACTCGAAATCGCGACAACTTCCGAGAACACCGGCGTAGTTCCACCGAACTATCTCCGCGACATTATCGGCATCATCGATGATTCTCGTCCATTCATCAACTCAATCGAGCGCGCAGCGTTGCCAGCAACCGGCATGAAGATTTTCACACCTAAGTTAGGCGCACAGGCAACCGTCGCGCTTACCGCTGAGGGTGATGAGTTTGATTCAACCGACACCGCAGTAACCTTCCAAGAGGACAACATCGTCAAGTTCGCAGGTGCGAACGTCATCAACGTTGAACTCGTTGATCGTTCTGACCCATCGTTCGTCGATCTCCTCCTCCGCGAACTCGCAGCATCCTACGCACAAAAGACCGATGCTTACGCTCTCGGACTTGCTCGCGACACCGCAGTAGGTTCATCCGGCGCGACAATCTACGCCGCAATCGTTGACGGAATCGCAGACTCTTATAACGTCATGCGCCGTACACCAAACCGTCTCGTCGTTCATCCAAACGCAGCAGGAACCGTCTCATGGGCGCAGCTTCTCGCCGCAGTTGATGAGGACAAGCGACCATTGTTCTCGGCTCTCGCACCAAGCAACGCAGCCGGAGCAATCACACAAGGTTCAACAAACGGAACCGTGGCTGGTCTCGATCTCGTCGTTGATCCAAACTACACAGGCGATCAGTTCGCTCTCGTTTACCCATCAATGGCGATGCGCTTCCATGAGTCCGGCACAGTCCAGATTCGTGCGAACATCGTTGCCAATGGTCGAATCGAGATTGGCATCTACGGCTATGCCGCAGTCGTCAACCGCTACCCAACTGCGTTCCGTAAATTGACGGTAGCCTAGTAACACGTTCAAAAGTCCTCAGCCGGTCTGATCCCGAGCCGGCTGGGGATCTCTAGCAGAAAGGCGAGGACATGCCCACCATAATCACGGCAGGTGAACTCAGAGCCGTTCTTGGCGTGTCCTCAGCCCTGTATTCAGACGCAATTCTGAACGACGTCATCGATACTGCCGAAGCGGTGGTCTTGCCGATGCTCGTTACATATCGCAGCCCAATTCGGAGCGTCGAACTTCAAAGCAATCAAGCCATCTTCGAGTTCGATCCCATTCAAGTATTCAGCGAAGGTCAAAGCGTCGTTATCGCCAATGCCGGTTCGCCTTTCAACGGCACTCACACCGTTCTCGCAGACGGTCTAAGCGATACGACCTTCCGTGTGGCGATCGTCAATGCCGACATCGCAAAAAAGAACCTGATTCCGGCTGGAACCGCGACCCTTACCGGCGCTAGCACCTACGTAGGCGTTCCAGAGGTTGAGTCGGCGGTTCTAGCGGTCGCCACCGAGGTATTCCAAAGCAGAAGCGCAGTCGGTGGACAGATCGAGGGTGTCGATTTCCAAGTCTCGCCATTCCGTCTCGGTCGTAGCCTATTCAACCGAGTTTCCGGCATTCTAGGCAGGCACATCGATCAGGAGTCGATCGCACTATGACGATCGCGACTGAAGTTCGCGCCGCGCTCAAAACAGCATTAGCACCGGTCGCAGCTAATATTTACGACCATGTTCCAGAAGCACCTCAGGCTCCTCACGTGAGCATCGTTCCGGATGATCCTTATTTGGACATCGAGACAATCGGCAAAAGCGTTCTAAGGCTTCGAGTCAATATGGTTCTAGCAGTCGGAGTGAACTACGCGAGCAACGCGGCAGCACTCGACAACCTAGAACAACTTATCACTAGCGTTCTGACGAATATCCCAGCCGGATATATCGTCGGAGAGGTCAATCGACCAACAGTTACTCAGGTCGGCTCGGTCAATCAGTTAGTCGCTGATATTCGAGTTTCAACCTATTTCCAAAACTAAGGAGCAGAAATGTCTACCACCGTCATTACCGGTCGCGATGTTACCTTCACTATCGGTGGTAACAATTTCGACGCTCAGGCGACGTCAGCAGTCCTCAGCGGCGAAATGACTCGCGAAACCTTTGAGACACTCAACGGCAAGGCTTACAAAGTTCTCGATAACAACTTCACCTTCGAGGTCGAAATGTTGGCTGATTGGGGTGTTACCGGATCCCTTTGCGAGATCCTTTGGGGTGTCGCTGAGTCAGCACCTAACACCGGAATTAGCACCGTCTTTACGGCAAGCACCGGAGCAGTCTTTACCTTCCAGATTTTGCCTATGTGGCCGTCAGCAGGTGGGTCAGGAAACGACGCACAGACTGTAACATTCACTTTCCAAGTCATCGGAGTTCCAGCAGAAAACTTCGCGTAATAAGGAGATCGGGATCATGAAATTACCAATTCACATAACGTACACATCGGGAAAGCAGGAAACCTACACCGCGCAACCGCCGGAGTGGGCTAAGTGGGAAAAGGAAACCGGCAACAAGATCACGCAGGCTGATGGCAACATCGGAATTTGGGATCTTATGTTCTTGGCGTATAACGCTCACAAGCGCGAAGCGGCAGGCGTGCCGGTCAAGCCTTTTGATGTCTGGAGCCTAACGGTTGAGGACATCTCGGCAGGTGAGTCCGACCCAAAAGTCACCCAGTCGGAAGTCTGAGCCGGCTGATCGTCGAACTGGCGATCGCGACAAGAATTCCGATGAGTGAGTGGACGGATGCCAGCGACATCCTGACCGCTCTTGAAGTATTGAAGGAGCGCAAGTGACCGAGCCAGCCTTAGCCTTCGACAAGAAGGAACTGCGTTCGGTCATTGGCGCATTCAAGGCGATGGATGAACAGGCGACTGATGAAGCGAAGAAAATGGGCTACGAACTGGCTCAATATGCGGCGCAAGAAATCAGGCGCGCAGCTCTTTCGCGCACAGTCAATCCGGTCGCAGTTCGACGAATCGCTGATGGAGTTCGGGTCAGCAGAACATCAAAAGTGGGCGAATTCTCTTATGGGTTCGCCAGTCAGCGTTTTAGCGGTGGTGGTTCGACGAAAGAGTTATGGCGTGGTTTTGAGTTCGGTTCTAATCGATACCGACAGTTTCCAAGACGCACTCCGAGAGCAGGGCTCCGGGGTAACGCTGGATACTTCATCTATCCGACACTCCGTCGCATTCAGCCTCAACTAGTCGCTCAATGGGTTCAGGCATTCGATCGCATTCTGAAGAAGTGGACGTGATATGGCAGAATTCAGAACGCTGAAACTTTCCATCCTTGCGGATGTCGATAACCTCAAAAAGCAACTTGGTCAGGGCGAAAAGGAAGTCCAATCCTTCGGATCTAAGGTCGCAGACTTTGGCAAGAAGGCAGCCCTAGCGTTTGCCGCTGCCGCAGCAGCCGCCGGAGCCTACGCCGCCAAACTTGCCGTCGATGGCGTCAAAGCAGCGATCGAAGATCAGAAGGCTCAAGAGTCGCTCCGTCGAACGCTTGAGAACGTCACCGGCGCAACCGAAGCCCAAGTCAAAGCGACCGAGGATTACATCTCGACAACTGCCGTCGCGGTGGGAATTGCTGACGATGAATTACGTCCGTCACTCGATCGTCTCGTCCGAGCCACCGGGGATCTGACTCAGGCGCAACGCTTACAGTCGATTGCGCTCGATATTAGCGCAGGCACAGGGCGAAGCCTTCAAGCGGTCACAGAAGCCCTTTCAAAGGCTCAGGAAGGCAATCTGGGCGGTCTAACACGGCTCGGGGTAGGTCTTACCGCAGCCGAGGTCAAAACCCTCTCATTCGAGCAGATAACGGCGAAATTAGGGCAAACGTTCGCCGGTCAAGCAGCCGCATCGGCGAACACCTTTCAGGGTCGCCTAGATCGACTGAATATCGTTCTGGATGAAGCCAAAGAATCAATCGGGTTCGCTTTGCTCCCGGTCTTGGAGCGTCTGCTTAGTTTCGTCAACGATCGCATCGTTCCGGTTATTCAGAAGTTCGCTGAGGATTTTGGTAGCGGAAACGGTCTAGCAGGCAACATTGAGCGCGTCGTCACAATCATTCGAACCGTCTTGACTCCGGTCTTTGAGGGTGCGCTTAGCCTATTCCGTCGAGTCCGTGACGCAGTCGCAGCTAATCAGGAGTCTTTTACCAAGTTCGCAGATCTGATCCGAACCTACATCGCACCGGTCATCGGAACGGTTCTCGGTGGTGCGCTCAAGGCTCTCGGAGTTATCGCTCAAGGCGTCATCAACATAGTCGCCAAAGCAGCGGATTTCATTCGAGCAACGGTTGAAGTGGCAATTGCCGGCATCAATGCCCTTATCCGCGCCTATAACGCAATCCCGGCACTACCTAACATTCCTACCATCAACGCACCAAGCGCAGGCGTTACCGCACCGTCTGCGCCAAGTATCCGGGCGATCGAGCGAGGTGTTCCGTCTGCTTCTCCAGCAGCCGCGCCGGTCGCTCCGGTTACGAATAACATCACGGTCAACGGAGCCATCGATTCAGAATCAACGGCTCGTCAGATCGCCAGAGTACTCACCGAATCAGCGTCACGCGGAACCGGTGGCGGTGGTGGCTTCTTAGGCGGTGTTCTCGTAACGTGACGGCTTGGACTCCCGAATACCGTATCCGCGCTAACGGCGACACAATCACCGGTATCACCCTCGTCGGGTTCTCAATTACTTCTGGGCGAACCGACGTGAACTCGCAGGCTCAGGCAGGATACGCAGCGATTCGAATCCTCAACCTGACCAATCAGGTTTACACATGGGGGATCAATACATCGATCAACATCGAGGTCAAAGATACGACTGCGACATTCGTTCCCATCTTTGGCGGTCGCATCTCAGATATTGCCGTGGGAGTCGAACGAAGCGGATCTGAAGGCGCAATCACGGTCATCGACATTTATGCCCTCGGAGCCTTAGCCAAACTTCAAAACGCAGTCTGGGAAGGTTCGCTCAGCAAGGCTTTGGACGGCATCCAGATTAGAACCATTCTCGAAAGCCTTTTGACGAATTCGTGGAATGAAGTCGCAACGTCTGAAACGTGGAATTCCTACGAGGCAACCGTTACATGGGAGGACGCCGAAAACGTCGGCATAGGCGAAATTGATGAGGGCGAATACGAAATGATCAGCCGATCAGCCAGCCCGGTCAACATGTATTCGTACGTGGCTGATCTCGCTAATTCTGGCATCGGTTATCTGTACGAGGACGCCAATGGTCTGATTTCCTACGGAGACGCTGATCACCGTCAGAACTACCTCGTCGCGAACGGTTACGTCAATCTTGACGCTAATGACGCGCTTTCAGATGGTATCCGTTCGACGACTCGTCAGGGCGACATCGTCAACGATCTCGTCATCAATTACAAAAACAACTTCGCAACGTCTTACACATTCACCGACCAAACGTCTATTGATAATTTTGGGCTCTATGCTCGATCAATCAACTCGCTCATCGATGACGATCCGGACGCTGAATTGGTCGCGGAACGCTTCGTCAACTTTCGATCCACGCCTAAAGCCAAGTTCGACTCGATTACCTTTGCCCTACAAAACCCCGAAATCAGCGACACGAACCGTAATAGCCTTTTGAACGTTTTTATGGGTATGCCGGTCGCCATCGCTAACCTGCCAGCCAATATCAACTCCGGCAACTTCGTGGGTTATGTCGAAGGCTGGACCTTCCGATCGACACTTTCAGGACTTTCTCTGAGCCTTACCCTAAGCCCGACTGAATTCTGGACGGTGGCGCAGGATTGGGATCAGGTCACGGCGACGCTCACTTGGGCAGACGTCGATGGTACACTTACTTGGCAGAACGCGACAGGAGTAATCGACTAATGGCAACAACGAGCATCCTCGGGATTGATATCCCGGATAACACAGATCTGGTCAAAGACGGCGCGCTCGCTATGCGCACCATCGGCAACGGCTTCGATGACGCTTTGGCAAAAGTCGCGCTCAACGATCAAACTGCTACTTACACCGCAGTCCTGACCGATAACCGTAACAAACTGGTTCGGATGAACGTTTCGACCGCTAATAACTTTCAGATTCCTACGAACGCATCAGTCGCGTTTCCGATTGGATCGGTTATCAACGTGACTCAACTCGGAACCGGTCAGACGACGATTCAAGCCGTCACATCCGGAACGACGACTATCACATCAACCGGTGCTACCTCAACGGCTCCAAAACTTCGAGCGAGATATTCAGCCGCTTCTTGTATCAAGGTTGGAACCGATACTTGGCTGGTCGTAGGTGATATCTCCTAATGCCAATTTTAGGGATTCTGGCTTCGACACTAGCATTCACACCGGCAAGTATTGCTGGCTTGAAATTGTGGCTTGATGCTGACGATGCTTCAACCATAACTCTCAACGGTTCAAATGTTTCTCAATGGAACGACAAGTCCACAAATGCGTTCAATTTCGCCCAAGCCACGGCTGCCAATCAACCAGCCCGAACTTTATCTGGACAAAACGGGAGAACCGTTCTTACCTTTGATGTTGACGCTTTGACCAATGCTTCTATTGATTGGGGTAGTTCCGCTTCAACTTTATTTTTTGTCGGAAAAGAAGATGATGTTGCTGGAAATAGTTGGCAAAATTTCTTTACAACTGGAACAGGAGCAACCGGGCAGTGGGGTTACGGAATTGAAACCAACGCAACATCTCCTAATAATAATAGAATTTCAGTTTTCGACATTGGTCAAGCACATTTTCCATTTGCAAGCAAATTCACCAACTCAAACGCGGATGTTTTATGTTTTACAACGCAAGGAATTTCAGGCGGGAGTCTTACCGCAAATTTGTTCAAAAATGGAACTGCCGATGGCAGTAATCCCGTAAGTGTGTTTACTACAACATCAGCAGCCGGAGCGCGTATTGGCAGCGCCGCGAGTATGATTGAACCTTATTATGGAACAATCTGCGAAATCATTATGTATGACTCAGTTTTGAGCACAACCGATCGAAATAAAGTGGAAGATTATCTCAAAACGAAATGGGCAACCGTATGATTTGGGTCAAATTTCCAAGCCTAGAAAGTTTCAATGCGTGGCATGAAGAAATCAAGGAACATCTTGGCTTGCCAAAGATTTCTACTGATTCTGACGGCAATCTCATTCCCGAAGCCACCATCACTACTGATTATGTTTTACCAGTTGTTTTGAGTTCAGATGATGTTCGGGCTTTGATTGATGAGGAATATGCCGAAGGTCTGGAGTTGTCCGAAGTTCCGTTTGAGAGTAATTATGGCTCAACCGTGGCTTAGTCATGCCGGACGACAGTTACGTGAGCAAATTGACGATCGTTACCCTAATCGCGACCGTCGTTCTGACGGTTGGGTGGCTGACTCGAAGCATTCTAAGAAGTCTGATCACTCACCTCGAAGAAACGGAGTGGTCAGGGCGATAGACATCGACGCCGGGTTAGGTCATTCAAAGGCGTCTGGAATGCTCGCATTAGCCATCGTCGAAGCAGCCAAAGCCGGAGACAAGCGGATCAAATACGTCATCCATAAGGGTCGGATAGCATCAAAAATCAGGGGATGGGCGTGGCGTCCTTACACCGGGCTGAACCCTCACGAAACACACATCCACGTCAGTTTCACTCGCAAGGGTGATCGGGATCGAAGTAACTTCGCAATCTAAGGAGAATCGTGAACGATTACATGAAACATCCAGCAGTTCTCGCAGTAGGCGCATTCCTTAGCGCATGGGCAGCGACGAACTTTGATCTCGACTACCGAGCCGTTCTTTGGTCGGTCGTTGCCGGTGTCTTTGGATACGCGAAGCCCTTCAAGAAGTGAAGGCTGCCGAATGGGTCGGACTGATTGCTGGTCTGACCGGGATTCTTGGTGCGTTTGTAGCAGCTCTGCGATGGACGGTTCACCAATTTGTCCAAGAGATAGGCAATCAACTATTCACACGGATGGATCGTCTGGAAACTGAGATCGGCGTGTTGACGGCGAGACAGTCAGACATCTATGCCACCATTATCACCGAAAGGGGTTCTCATGGCTCGAAAGACAAAGGCTCAAAAACTCGCAAGCCTGCGCGCAAAAGAGCGAGCCGCTAAGAGAACAAAACCGATCACCGCTCTCGATCTATGGGCAATCAGTCTTTATGAGGTGACTGAGTCCATGAAGCGAGCAGGTTTTGACGACGCAACGATTCAGGGCTGGCTCTGTGATCAATCCTTGCCAGATTGGGTCTTATCGCCATCGAAGCCGATTGAGGACGATGACGACGAGGAAGAAGAAGATTATTAGGCGAACCGTTGTTATCAGCGATCTCCAAGTTCCTTATCATGACCATAAAGCCGTCAAAAACGTCGCAGCATTCATCAAGCGATGGAAGCCCGACCGAGTTGCCACAGTCGGCGATGAAATCGACCTTCCTCAGTTGTCCCGATGGGAGCGCGGTCTCGCCGGTGAGTTCGCTGGAACACTTGACCGGGATCGACGAATCACTCAGGAAGTTCTATTCGACCTCCGTGTTACGGATATGGTCAGAAGCAATCACACCGACCGGCTCTATAACTCCATCAAAACCCGATTACCAGCCCTAGCAGCCTTGCCCGAACTTCAGTTCGAGAATTGGCTTGGGCTTCCGGATCTGGGTATCAAGTTCTGGCGCGACCCTATGCCGCTGGCTAAAGGGTGGATCGTTCTTCATGGGGACGAGGGAGCCGTCTCCCAAAAGGGTGGTCAAACGGCTCTAGGATTGGCTCTAAGGCATGGAAAATCGGTGGTCTGTGGTCACACCCATAGGGCAGGGCTTTCGGGGCTCACACAGGCTTCTGGAGGCGTTTTAGGGGGTATTCTCTGGGGCTTTGAGGTCGGCAATCTGATGAACTTCCGTGATGCCAAGTATCTCAAAGGTGGATCAGGCAATTGGCAACAGGGCTTCGGGCTAATCTACGAGCATAAGAACCGGGTCACGCCGGTATTCGTGCCCATCGAGCGTGATGGATCCTTCGTGGTCGAGGGGAAGGTCTATGGATGAGATTGTGCCTTTGATCCGCACCATCGATGACCACATCGACGACTGGGATGCCGCGTCTGATTTCGTTATGAAATCGTTATCAAACAATCAGGGAAAGTCTCACCGGTAAGGCGTAGCCTTCAGCTGCCGGATCAACCCACCGGCAGAATCGGGAAATCATGACCGCTATGGGATTTGACCCATTAGCAATCTATTACATCATCGCACTCATCAGCATTCCCATTCTGGGTTTGCTCTACACAGCAATCACCGAAAACTTCTACTGGAAAGGTTGGCAGGATGGAAAACGATTCGCCGAAGGCAATCAACCCACAAAGCATTCTCGATGAAGCAGGTTTCATCCGAGGTGAACGAGGAAAGATTTACGGTCACCCATATATCAATCATCGACGCATCGCCGATCTTTGGTCTGCTTATCTGGGTATCCCGATACCACCGGATCAGGTCGCGGTCTGTATGGCTCTCGTCAAAATCAGCAGAATCGCCGAGACACCGGGTCATCGAGGTCGAGACGGTTACGTGGATGGAGTGGCTTACCTTTCACTCGCTGCCATGCTCGCAACAGTCGATCCAGAGGAATTCGATGCCTATTAGAGCCAATCATGACTCAAAGATCTGGTGCGACATCTGTAAACTCAGGTTCGGGAAAGTCGGTGGCGAGTGGCATATTCGCGCCATGACGCCGGCTCGCTGGATTGTCATAAGTGAGACAAAGGAGCGAAGGGGTCGCATGAAGGCTTATTGCCAGCCGTGCGCGAACGAAGCGCAAATGGATGGACAAGGAAAAGTCTGGACGTTTCGAGAGCAGCTCGATTACGCATTAGGAAAAGAGGAAATAAGTGGGATGGAATCTGAATGACTACGAACCGGTCGAAGATCGCTTGGCTAAGTTCTGGAATGATTATCCGCCGGGTCGCATTGAGACGGAGTTGGTGGCATACGAAGGTAATCGCTATATCGTGGCTGCTCGACTGTATCGGGTGGACACGGATCCCAAGCCTTTCGCAACAGGGTTGGCAGAGGAGACGATTTCTGATCGAGGCGTCAATTCAACTTCGGCTCTTGAAAACGCTGAAACGTCTGCTATCGGACGAGCGTTGGCTAACGCCGGATATGCTCCAAAAGGTAAACGCGCTAGCCGCGAAGAAATGGCAAAAGTAGCAAGGGGCGACACGCCGATCGTTTCACATCCATTCAAGCCGTCGGAAGCGGTCAAAGAGGTTCCAAACGAACCTCAAACCGTGGTCTGGGAGGATGAATCCGAGACGAAGGCATTTCAAGACACAACCGACATCGCGGCAGCGTTCGGCGGTCAAGTAGTCGGATTCAAGTGTAAGCATGGCGACATGTTGCTCAAAGAAGGCACATCGAAGGCAGGGAAGCCGTATCACGGATTCGTCTGTGGGGCTAAGTCAAAGGCTGAGCAATGCGAAGCCCGATGGGCGAAGCAAGGCAATAACGGTCAATGGGTGTTCGAGGATCGAGCTGCCGGATGGTAGAAGATCGAACCGGTGAGCCTAATCCTCGTCCGGTGACGTGCGATTGGTGCGGTGTCCGGCTGGTCAGTTATGCCGGAGTTCGCGTCCAGATGGCTGAGCATGATCCGCTTGACTATAACTGGGCATGCGAAGGCTGCTTTGAGAAAATCCGTCATGGTGAACTATGAGCAACGCATCGAGGAGGCAACGTGGTCGGGAGACTGAGAAGATTTTTGCGGATTATCTGGTTCGTCACGGATTCAAGACCGCTCACGTTACGTCTATGGCTGCTAGTGGCAGCGATGTTCTGGGTGTCGATGGCGTGGATTGGGAGGTCAAGGCTAGACGCGGATTGGTCATTAGCGAGACTATGGCTCAACTGCGCCGACGCAGACGTGAAACCGGATTAGGTATTGGCATTCTTAGACTAGACAAACAAGGTGAGAAAGCCGTGGGCGATTGGGTTGCCATTCTGACGGCTGATGATTTGATTTATTTACTCAAGGCGGCAGGTTATGGCGACGCCAGATAAGTACGTCTTTCGATGCTTAGGTTGCGGAAAGTGGGTTTACATGCGTGAACTGTGTGAGGATTGCTATCCAAAGGATCAGGCGGCATGAAAATCCTAAACCTTTATGCTGGGTTAGGTGGTAATCGGACGCTTTGGGAAGGTCATGACGTAACCGCCGTCGAATACGATCCAGAGATAGCAGCTATTTACCAAGACAGATTCCCAAACGACACAGTAATCGTGGCTGACGCTCATCAATACTTGCTTGATCATTACGCAGAATATGACTTCATTTGGTCAAGTCCACCTTGTCCGACTCATAGCAGCTTTAGATTCAATATCGGGGTGAGATTCAGGGGTGTAAAGCCTGAGTATCCAGATATGCGCCTATATCAAGAGATCATCCTGCTTGAAAGTCATTACGAAGGTAAATGGGTCGTTGAGAATGTCAAGCCATATTACGATTATCTGATCAAGCCTCGATTTACGCTTCAGCGTCACCCATTCTGGGCTAACTTTGACGTTCCTGAGCGTGAGTTTCCGTCAGACATGCTTAGAGAAGCCCAGATACCGCAGCTTCAGGAATTACATGAGATCGACCTAAGTAATTACAAAATCGCCGATAAACGTAAGTTACTGCGTAACTGCGTATTCAAGGAAGTAGGATCATGGATACTTCGACACGCCGTCTGACCTGCGGTTATGTGAATGGACTTGACGACCATGATACGCTTAGCCTGCCAGCCTGCGGGGTCAGAGCCCGAGCAGGGGCAGTAGCGATCGGGAGGGCTCTATTCATCACGCTTTTGGCGTTCTTCATGCTTTTATCAGTTAGCCTTCCTAATAGTTATGGTTGGAAAAACCATTCAATGAATTTGAAGTTATATGCTCATAATGAGATAAAGGATTGGACTGAGTTTGAGTGCTATGTAGAACTCATCCATCGAGAAAGCAGCTGGAACTACAAGGCTAAGAATGGGTCGCATTACGGACTAGGTCAGGTGCGATCTACGTGGTATCGCGATCTCTCACCTCGTAAGCAGATCAAGGCGCATCTACGATATATCCAGCATCGCTACGATGGGTCAGCGTGTAAGGCACTTCGTCACTTGGTAAAGGTAGGCTGGCACTAATGACCAGCAGCTTGAGCAACAAAGGATCAACAAGTAAGTGGCGACGCATTAGGGCGCAGGTCTTGAGACGTGATCAGAACACGTGTTTCTATTGTGGTGGTCATGCGAACACGGTTGATCACATCGTGCCTAGATCGAAGTTGGTCGATCAAAACGCAGATACGTTAGACAACATGGTTGCTGCGTGCGTTCAATGTAATTCAAGCAAAGGGGGGCGGTTTTTTGGTGAGCGTCCGACAC